ACTTTTAATACTTCAATGAGGCCATCATTACAGACTAATTTAGCATACTATGAAATTGGAATAATTGATACAAGTGGGCAATACAATACGAAGACATATAGATTTGATGTTGTTCAAGACTGTAAATATACACCAGTTCAGCTTGCTTGGATTAACAGGCTTGGGGCTTGGGATTATTACACCTTTGAATTAGCATCAATTGAAAGTCTAAAGGTTACGAGAAGTTCAATTATTACGCCTTTTGGCAATTGGGGTGCTGGTGCTGTTTACGGTTACAGCCAATTTGAAGCTGGTGATACAATTTACAAAGTGGAAGGCGAAAAAGAATACACTATAAATTCCGATTGGCTTGAAGATTCATCCTTTGTATGGCTGCAAGAACTTATAACCAGTAAACGAGTTAAATATGTCAACGAAAATGGCGATTTTTCGTCAATAATATTGACAGATAATTCTTTTGACGTAAAGAAAGAGGTAAACACGAAGCTGAATAACCTACAATTGAAGTTTAAATTAGGCAATAAAATAAGATAGATGCTGCAATTAATAGCAAAAAACCAAATTAACCAGAAGCAAATTTATTTGGATGTTGATTCTGAGGAGGATATTTCTTTGGATTTTGCCGTAAGCGAGGTTAAAGACTTTAGCAGCAGGCAATCAAGCAGGAGTAACTCATTTACTTTACCTTTTACAGACACAAATAATACTTTTTTTAATCATTTCTATGATGTTAATTTAAGTAACTATGAATATGATTCTGGTACTTTGCAAGACGTTCAGATTTCATTTGATGCCTACAAAAAAACAGATTGTGAAATACTGGTTGACGGTCTTACGCAATTGCAAGGCTACTTGTATATTGAAAGTGTTAATTTAGTTAGCCAAAATTATAGTGTTGTCGTTATCGGTGAAATAGGTAATTTAAAAGATGAACTGGGCGAAAAGAAATTAGTAAATTTAGATGATGCTTGGCAAACTACATTCGCCCACGCATTAACCAAAAGTAATATCGTTAACAGTTGGGATGACAACATAACTTATTTAACAAGTGGAGCTGACCAAAGCGTTATTAAATACCCTTTTGTGAACTATGGAATAGATAACAAAGGTTGGACTATTGGAGGAGCAAATTTAAACGACATAACAACATCTGACGGTGCGATTCAGCCTTATGAATTTAAGCCAGCGATGAAGGTTAAAACCATATTAGACAGGATACTTTTGGAGGCAGGGTACACCTACGACTCTAATTTTCTTGATAATAATGATTTTAATTTTTCTGACATTTATATGACTTTGGCAAACAATACTGAAGTTGTAAAATATAGACCAAATGTAGAGGGCTTTCTTGCTAACCTTTCTGGAAACCAAAGCATAGGAAGCCCATTAAATGACGAAACAATTCAATTTTTTACTGAAGTTTACGACCCATCTTCAAATTTTTCACCAGCCAACAACAGTTTTAGAGCCCCTGCAAACGGCACATATGGATTCAGAACAAAACTACTTTTAGAGTTTACAAGACAAATAGATTCAACGCAAGCAATTTATTCTGTTGAAGTTTATATTAATACTTTACAAGTAGCAACTTTAGGAAGTAGTTCAATCCAGCCGTCAGCCATTGGAAGCAAATTAATAGAAGTTTTTGAAGGCAGCATCCGTTTAAACTTAAACCAGAATGATGACGTTAGAATAAAAATCAATGTTGATGTTGTAACCAATCAAGACGTTTCAGCTTTTTTTATTTTACAAACAGATAGCGGACAATATTCAGAGTTTCAGTTGACAGAACAGCCAGACCTTGCAAACAATAGTAATATATATCTACAAGACAACTGGGCCACCATAAACCAAATAAACTATTTGAAGGCAATATTTGAGCATTTTAATATGTTTATAGAACCAAAGCAAGATGACCCAACACAGCTCATTATTGAGCCTTATCCTGATTATATGGACAGGGGAATAAGTTTAGATTGGACAGACAAATTAAATTTAAAGAAGGAAGTACAGCTAAATACAACATCTTCATTTCGTAAATCAAAATTAGAATGGAAATGGTCACCCGATAAAAACTATTTGGCAAAGTACAGGCAAGACATAAGTTTAAAAAATTATGGTTCATATGTTTATGAAGACCAAAGCGACTTGACTTCTGGTAAGTTTACCAATTTCACAGAATTTGGAGAGCCTACAAACAGGCTTATAAATACAAGCGGAACAACACAGGCGTTCAACATTTGCGTTATGGATTTAACAGCAAGGGATTCAAATGCTGGAATCGTTCCGTTAAAAGGGAAACCCAGAATTGCCTACTTTAAAAAGAAAAGTAATGGTGCAGGCAACCAAATAAAAATGTACAACGAAGCTACAGATGTAGTTGACAACTCTAACAACTATGGCTACTATGGCCATTATTCAGATGTACGTTCAGATTCATCGACCTACAATCTAAATTTTAGCGAAACTTATTCTGGCATCTATGATTTTAGCAACTGGGTTAGTGAAGGAAGCAACCTAAATCCTTTCAAGCAGTATTGGAATAGATACCTAAACGAGATATACAGCCCAGAAGCAAGAATATTAAAAGCCTCATTTAATTTGACACCTTTAGACATCCACAATTTAAGATTTAATAATAAGATTTTCGTTAAGGATTGCTTTTATAGGATTAACAAAATAAGTGGCTATAAACCAAATAATACTGAGCCTTGTCAAGTTGAATTAATTAAGATTTTTGAAAGTAATGAAGGACTTGGCAATAAATGTAGATTAGTACCAACCTCCTTTGATTTAAGTGGTGTTGTTAACTTTACTAATCCAGACACAGGAACAGCAGGAGAGGCCAGCAGAGATTGTTGTGAAGCATATGGCTATATTTATATTGGAGGAGATACTCCGCAATGTTTATGGAAGCCATTAAGCACAGACAACGGAAGCCCATTTTTAACCGAAGGTGTAAGCTCACCAGAAGGATAAACAAAATAAATAAAAAACAAAAAAACGATGATAAGCGAAACTTTGGCACTATTAAGCAAGATGAAAAAAACACCTAAAAAGAGCAGCGATTTTATGAAGTTTGCAATGGGCGAATACTATTTGCCGTTTTCGTTTAAGGATATGTTCCGACATTTAAAAAAGAAAGTGTAATGGCAAAGACAATAGCAGTAGATTTAGAGGTTGACACACAAAAAGCGGAAGCTAATTTAAATGACGTTGTTGACGTTTTAAAAGAGATGAAAGGCTCTATTGATGACAATAAAAAAGCAACAGAAGCAACAGGAAAAGCAACCAAAGATTTAGACAGTAACTTTAAAAAAGCAGCGAAAGGAGTTAAGGGTTTTGGGTTAGCATTGAAGGCTATGGGTATTGGCTTAGTCATAGAGGCATTTAATTTATTTAAAGAAGTGCTTGGTGAAAATCAAGTTATTATGGATGCAAGTGCAACAGCTTTTGAGGCTCTAAGCATTGCCTTTAATGACTTCTTCAAGTTTATAATGAGCAGCACAGGGACTATTGTTGCCGCATTTAAAAGTCTTTTTGAAGACCCTAAACAAAAATTGATTGAGTTTGGAAACGCTGTAAAAGAAAATTTAGTAGAAAGATTTAATAGCTTTTTAGATACATTAGGCTTTTTAGCAATAGCAGTAAAAAAGGTTTTTGCAGGAGATTTTGTAGGAGCTTTAGAAGCTACAAAGCAAGCTGGTAAAGAATCAATTGATGTTTTTACAGGAGTTAATAATTCAGTCGATAAAATAGCTGAAACATTGCCTAAAATAGTAAAGGGAATTACTGAGTATGCAGCATCAACTGTAAAGGCTGCAAGCGCTGCTGTTGAATTAAATAAACAAGCTGAACTGAGTGCTGTAATTAATCAAGGGCTTATTGAAGATTACGACAGACAGGCAGAACAGCAAAGACAAATAAGGGATGACACCAGCAAGACAATTGAAGAAAGAATAATTGCAAATAATAAATTAGGCGAAATATTAGAAGAACAGCAAAAATTAATGCTTGCAAATGTTGACATTCAAATTGCTTCAGCTCAATTAAATTTCGATAAGAATGCAAGCCAAGAAAACTATATTGCTTTACTTCAAGCGGAGAACGAAAGAAAGGCTGTTTTAGCCCAAATAGAAGGATTCCGTTCAGAACAATTAATTAATGAAGTCGGATTAAATCAAGAACTTGCTGACAGAAAAACACAAAATGATGATGAGGAATTGCTCAGAATTAAAGGTTTATCTGAGGCGCAGAAAAAAATAGAAGAAGAAAAAAGGGCAAATATATATGCTACTTTAGACGCAGTTAGAACAATAGCAGGAGAGGAATCAAAGATAAGTAAAGGTATATTTTTATTTAAACAAGGGCTACTAATTGCAGAGCAAATTGCAGCAGCAAAAGCTACATTGGGAAAGATAACAGCAAGAGCAGCAGAAGCAGCAGTTGATGCAAGTTCAGGAGCAATGAAAACAGCAGCAGCAGTTCCATTTCCTGCAAACATTCCTTTGCTTTTAGGTTTTGCAGCTCAAACAGCAGGCATTTTTGCTTCAATTGCAAGTGCTGTAAGGACAGCCAAATCAGCATCGAGTAAACTTGGAGCTGGTGGAGGAGGTGGTAACATTTCAGCTCCATCTTTTGGAGGAGCAGGAGCAGGCTTCCAAGCATCAACGCCTACAATTTCAGCGATACCAACTTTTAATCCTAATCAAAATAATAACCAAAACAATGTTAGGGCGTATGTTGTACAGAACGACATAAGCAACCAAAATGCATTGGATAAACGAATAAGACAAAGAGCAACATTATGACCAAAATAGTAGAATTAGTACTAAACGAAGAAGAAGAAGGTGGCATCTATGCCATTTCAATTGTTGATTTTCCAGCAATAGAATCAAATTTTATAGCACTATCAAAAGATGGACAAACCAAGTACAGTTTGGCTCAAGTTGATGAAGAAAAAAAGATGCTTGTAGGGGCTGCATTAATTCCAAACAAACAGATTTACAGAAAGGATGCGGAGGAAAATGATTACTACGTTTATTTTTCAAAGGACACGGTAAAAAAAGCAGCTTATCGCTTCCTTAAAAGCAATGCACATCACAATCATACTTTGCAGCACGAAAAAGATATAGATGGACTTTATGTTGCTGAATCTTGGATTGTTGAAAGTGAGAACGACAAAAGCAAAGATTACGGCTTGAATGTTCCGATTGGAACGTGGATGGTTGCAGTAAAAGTTGACAACGAAAGAATCTGGGAAGACCAGATAAAAAGCGGAAACGCCAAAGGCTTTTCAATTGAGGCATATTTTGCGAATAAATTAGAAGTCAAGGAAAACGGTGAAACACTTTCCAAAATAGTGGCTGAGTCTGAATCATTTTTAAATGAAATAATAAAATAGTACATTCGTATTATGGAAAATTCAATTAAATTAAGTGCTATAAAAAGCAATCCAAATAATCCAAGAGTAATAAAAGATGACAAGTTCAAAAAGCTGGTTCAATCAATAAAGGAATTTCCTAAAATGATGGAGCTTAGGCCAATGGTCTTAAATTCCGACAGTATCGTATTAGGTGGCAATATGCGTTTAAAGGCTTTAAAAGAGTTGGGCTATAAAGAAGTGCCTATTGAATGGGTTAAGCGAGCAGACGATTTAACAGAGGATGAAGCGAGGCGATTTATTATAGCTGACAATGTTGGCTTTGGTGAACACGATTGGGAATTGTTAACTAATGAATGGAATGTTGAAGAATTGGAAGGCTGGGGATTGGATAACTGGCAGAATATGGATGATATTGATACAAGCGATGATTTTAGTTTGCCTGATGGAGATAAAGAACCTTTCCAGCAGCAAACATATACTTTAGCAGATGCACAGGCTATTGAAATTAAAAACGCAATAGCAAACGTTAAAAAGACTGACGAGTATAAATATATGGAAACTTTTGAAAACGAAAACAGTAATGGCAACGCACTTTATTTAATTATTACGCAATGGGCAGAGCAAAAGAGATAATTGTTAAAGTTATAAATTCAAAGGTTGCTAATGATTTTGTAAAAAAAACTCATTATAGCGGAAAGGTTGTTCCTAATAGTACTTTACATTTTGGTTGTTTTTTAGATGACAAGTTACACGGAGTTATGCAATATGGACCAAGTATAAACAAAAAAGGAACTATTAATTTAGTAGAGAATACAGGTTGGAATGAATTTATAGAATTAAACAGAATGGCTTTTGATGATTACCTGCCAAAGTATTCTGAAAGTAGATGTATAGCTATTAGCATTCGTTTAATTAAAAAGAATGCTCCACAAATAAAATGGATAATAAGTTTTGCAGACGGAACACAATGTGGTGATGGTACTATATATAGAGCAAGTGGATTTAAATTAGTTGGTGTTTCTAAAAATGCTGGAATATGCAAATTAAATAATGAAGTTGTACATATAAAAAGAACTTACGATTTAGGTTTGACAAGTAGTTTTTTAAAAAAAAGTGATATTCCTAAATTAGAAAAACAAGGATATAAAGTTGAAATGTTAAAAGGTTATCAATTAAAGTATGTTTATTTAATAAACAAAAGTATGACCATAACTAAAGAGATACTTCCTTTTAGCGAAATAGATAAACAAGGTGCAGGAATGTATAAAGGAGAAAAAATAACCCTCCAAGATAGGAGGGCTAATTTGAGCGATGAGGTCGACTTGAACGCCAATTCTAAGCTGGAAGCTTAGCGTGTAACCAATAACACTTCCATCGCATATTGAAAGACAAATATACATAAATAATATGACAAAAACAGAAGAATATAAAGCACAAATAATAAATATAGTAAACAAACAAAGACTATTTTTCTTTTCAGATATATTTGCTTACACAACGTTTACCAGAATAACAGCGTACAATCATAAGCTAAACGAAGATGAAGAAATATTGCAACTTTTGGATAAGCATAAAATTGAAACTAAACATTCAATGCGGAATAAATGGTACAACTCTCAGAACCCACTTTTACAATTAGCTTTGTATAAAATAATCGGTGACGAAGAAGAATATTATAGGATTGCAAATGCTAAACAACAGATTGATGCTAATGTTCGACAGGAACAGCCTTTATTTCATATAAATGAAAGTAACGACAACAGTCAAGAAACTTCTTAGATTACAAAAGAGAAAAAGGGTAATTCAAGGAGGAACATTTGCTGGGAAAACCTATGGCATTTTATGTGTATTAATTGATTACGCAACAAAGAATCCAAAGGAAAAAATAACGGTTGTTGCTGAAACGATACCAGCCTTAAAAGATGGTGCTATTTCTCAATTTATTGAGATTATGGAACAAACAGGGCGTTTTAATCATAATAGTTATAATAGAAACGACAGGGAATATCGTTTTTTTAATGGCAGCAGCATACAATTCAAGTCTTTTGACAACGTCAGCAAAGCAAAAGCAGCAGGAAAGCGTGAAGTTTTATTCATAAATGAAGCAAACCACATTAAATACACTATTGCAGATGCTTTAATGGTTCGTACTACCAAAGCAATTTGGGTAGATTTTAACCCAGACAATGAATTTTGGGCGCATACTGAGATACTGCCAAATGAAGATTCAGAATTTCTTTTGCTAAAGTACACAGATAACGAAGGTTGTCCAGATACTATTGTAAAGGAATTAGAGCAGCGGAAAAAATGGAGTAAAAAAGATGCCTATTGGAAGAATTGGTGTCAAGTTTATATTGATGGCGAAATAGGTAAACTACAAGGTGTTGTCTTTAACAATTGGAAGCAAATTGAAATAATACCAGAAGAAGCAAAGTACGTTGGTACAGGCTGTGACTTTGGCTATACAAACGACCCATCAACCTTAATTGACGTTTATAAATTAGATAATACATACATATTTAACGAAAAAACGTATCAGACAGGATTGACCAATAACGAAATTGCGGTTATCGCAAAAGAAGATTTTAAAAGGTACATCATAGCCGATTCAGCAGAACCAAAAAGTATTGAAGAAATAAGGAGGCACGGAATAGAAATAAGAGGGGCAACAAAAGGAAAGGACAGCATTCTTCACGGAATTGATTTACTTCAGCGTTCTGAATTTTTGGTGACATCACATTCCCTAAACCTAATAAATGAATTAAGAAAGTACAGATGGCAGGAAGACAGAGATGGAAACGCCACAAATAAACCCATAGGCTATTTTAATCACGGCATTGATGCGATGCGTTATTGGGCAAGCAATCACCTTAACAACCCGAACAAGGGTCGATACATTATTTCCTAAAAAGCAACAGCTTTAACCTCTTTTCGTTTTATCTATAGCAAATAAAGCGACTTATGGATAAAAATATCAAAGAAACTATTGGGGAGTACCTTTTGAAATTAGGTCACCAACTAAGCAATACTGACGAAAACGGTTTAAAACCAGAAGAAGCCGAAGCTGTTCATACCAATCTAATGTCAGAAGCTACTTTAGAAGATGGTACTACAATGATAGTTACACCATCTGACGAATGGTCAGCAGGAGTTGAAGTGTTTATACAAGCGGAAGAAAATATGCCTTTGCCAGTTGGCGAATACGTTTTATCTGATGGTGGTATGATAGTCGTTGAAAACGATGGAATCGTTGCAAATTATGTTCCAGCAGAAGCTGAAGCAGAAGAGGCAGCACCAGAAGTAGAAAGCGAAAATGTAGAACAAGCTGTTGAAACACAACCAAAAACGGTAACCGAAAGTATCGTTAAGGAAATCAAATTTGAAGAAACTGAAGAATACCAAAAATTGGTAAATACTATCAGCGAATTAAAAAGTGAGATAGATGACAAGGTCGCAATTTTAGCAAGTTCATTAGAGGTTATAACAAACGAAGTTGTTCAATTGTCTAAACCAATGGCCAAATTGAAACATACTCCAGAGGCTAAAAAAGTAGAAAAAACTACTTTAAGCAAACAAGAATTAGGAAAACTCAGCACGGAAGAAAGAGTGAGATATTACAGAAATAATTTAATTTTTAACAAATAAAATAAAATACCAAAAAAAATGGCAGATTCAATAACAGGTAATTTTGCAGGCGAAAAAGCAGCAGGATATATCTACCCAGCATTACTTTCAGGAAAAACATTAGGTGAAGGTAACGTAACAATTCACGAAAACGTGGCTTACAAATTAAATGTAAGAAACATAACAGGAACAGCAGCTAATTTTCAAGCAGCAGGATGTGACTTTAATGATTCAGGTGATGTAACTATTAACGATACTGTTTTAACTCCAGTTGACTTAATGATTAACAGAACTTTGTGCAAACAAGACTTTAGAAGCCAATGGGAATCTTTAGAAATGCGTGGCAGAATGTTAGGTCAAGAGCTACCTACTTCACTTTTGGACTTTTTCATTGAGAAAAATATTTCTTTAATTTCTGCACAGGTAGAAACTTTACTTTGGACAGGAGCAAACGATGCAACAGGAAACTTCACAGGCTTGGAAACAAGATTGGCTGCTGATGGAACTGTTAATGATGTAGCAATCGGAGCTGTTGTTATCGGAGCTGACACTATCATTGCACAACTTGGAAGAGTAAGAGATGCTATCCCAAATTCTGTATATGGTAAAGAAGATTTAGCAATTTACATTCCTACTTCTATTCAGAAATATTACATAGCTGCTCAAGCTGCTTTGGGTTACCAAAATCTTTATCACGATGGCGTAACTGGTTTGAACTTTGAAGGTATTCCTTTAAAAGTTGCACCGGGAATGAGTGATGACAAAATGGTTGCTGCACGAGCTGCTGACTTACATTTTGGAACAAACGTAATGACGGATATGGCTGAAGTTAGAGCTTTAGATATGGCTGAACTTGATGGTTCGGACAACGTAAGATTCATTGCAAGATTTTCAGCAGGAACACAGAACACAAACGGTGCTGACATCGTTTTATATTCTTAAAAAACATTTGGAAGGGGCTTTTGCCCTTTCCATTTTTTTACTTTTTTTAATTCATTAACAAAAAAAAATTCATAAAATATGCCTTGTACAATTACCGACGGTAGAGAATGGGTTTGTAAAGAACAAGTTGGCGGCATTGTAGCAGTCTATTTTGCAAATGACATTGAACTTAATACAACAACTATGATAACGGCTGGCTCAACAGGTACTTTTGCTACTAATGTTTTAGCTGACATTGATGGGTCTGCAACGGCAGCATCTTTATTTAAATATGCTTTACCAGAATACACGGCAAGCTATACCGAAACTCTAACTTCAGCACCTGAAAACGGCACTTTGTTCTACGAACAAGCTATTGAGTTGACACTACATAAATTATCTGCAAACGACAGAAACGAAATCAAATTGTTAGCAGCAGGAAGACCAAACGTAATTCTTGAAGATAACAATGGTAATTTTATTTTAGCAGGATGGCGTAAAGGAATGAACGTAACAACAGCAGCAGCACAAACAGGAACAGCAGCAGGAGATTTAAGCGGTTATGTGATTTCAATGACTGGTTCTGAACCAGTTGGCGCACCTTTTTTCACGGATTTACTTGGGGCAACCATTACTACATAGATAATACTTTTCTCTTTTCTCTTTTTTTTTCTTTTCATAAAATAGCCTCGTTTATCGGGGCTATTTTTTTTTATTTTGCAACAGTCTTTTAATTTTATCGTTATTATAATAGAATGATTTACATTAAACAAAGCACATCATATATTTACATTAACCTTTTTGAAAGGGGTGAACCTTTAAATTCTGTAAAACAATACACGCTAACCTTTGAAAGTCAAGCAACTAAAATTGAAGTGGCAACAACTGTTACTGCTTCAGCAATAACAAATAGGTACTTTAAGTTTGACGTAAATGGCGTTTTGGCTGATTCACCAGATGGCTTTTACAGCATAACGGTGAATAATGGCGATTCTAATATATATACAGAATTAGTATATTTGAATGCAACAATCAATGTTACTTATGACTTTAATGACATTACAACAACATACCAAGTAAATGAGCCAAGCTAATAAATACGAATTTTCGATTGTAAATTTGCAAGAGGAGAACAGACCAGAAGCGGCTATCCAAAGAAATAAAGAATGGGTTGGCTATGGCTTAGACCAAAGAAGCCCAACAGGCTATTTTTCTTATATAAACTACCTTTTTAAAAATAGTTCATTGAACTACGCCTTAATTACTGGCATTTCGGACAGAATTTATGGCGAAGGCTTAGGTACTAAATCAAATGAAGTTGTCGGATTAGCTAAATTCAAAGCTGTATTTAGCAAAGAAGAACAAAAGCGTTTTATCCTTGATGTTTACGAACAGGGCAATGGAGCATTACAGATAGTAACAGATAGAGCAGGAAGAATTGCATCTGTTGAACATCTGCCTGTTCATACTATACTACCAAATAAGGCGAATGAAGATGGCGAAATTGAAAGCTATTGGTACAGCAGCAATTGGGAAGAAATACGAAAGCAAGAATACAAGCCAGTAGAGATTGAATCGTGGAATCCAGAAGAAACAAAGGCAGGTAACTTCATATATTATTACAGAAGTTATTGCCCAGACTCTTACTATTTTGGAGTACCTACTTGGTTAGGTGGAACAAAGTGGGCAGAAATGGATATTGAGATAGCAAACTACCATCTTTCAAATATAAAGTCGGGTTTTTCGGGAGCTACCATCGTTCAATTTAATAATGGAATCCCTGACCCAAGCGAAAGGATGCAAATTGAAAAATTGTTCCAACAGAAATTCACAGGTACTCACGGAGAAAAGATTGTATTTATGTACAATGATTCTAAGGAAAGAGCGGCTGACATTTACAATGCCGAACTTCCCGATGCTGACAAGCAATACGAGCAGATGGCAACGCAAATAAGAGATAATATTTTGGTGGCCCATAAAGTTACAAGCCCTATGCTTTTGGGAATTAGACAAGCTACTGGATTAGGCAACAACGCAGACGAAATAAGGACAGCTAATGAACTATTTCAGAACACGGTAATAAAACCTATTCAAAACGATATTATCGACTTCTACGAGCCTATATTGGCGTATATGGAGGTGAGCAGTCGTTTATATTACAAACCATTTTTATCAATAGCTGAAGCTGAAGTAAAAAAAGATTTGGATTTAGTGAAAATGGAAAAAGAGGAAAGTCCTTTTAAAATATTAAATGATGCAGAAGCTGAATGGCTAAATGGCGAACTTGATAGATATGGCGAAGACGAAAAGGAATTGCTTGAAAATGGGTTTGAGGTCATAGAAACAGAAGATTGTGAAGGAGATGACGAATTAAAAGTCAAAGATGGCGATTATAATTTAGCGAAAGATTGGGGCGTAAATGCAGGCAGCCTTTCTAAATATGATGTTAAGGCCAAAGATGGTTCTGGCGTTTGGTTAGTTCGTTATCAGTATGCTTTATCAAAAAAATTAAAGAATCAAGGCGAACCAGATTTAATTGATACTTCACGCAACTTCTGCATACACCAAATAGATTCTGCTGAAAATGGAAACCGAGTCTTTAAAAGGGAAGTTTTGGAGAATCTTAATAATGCAGAGTTCGGTTCATATAATGTTTTTTGGTATAAGGGTTCTTATAATTGCCGCCACGTCTGGCAGCGAAAATTGTATTTCAAAAATAATGAAACTGGAAAAGCTAAAAAGGTCGGAAATGTACCATACGTTGTCAGCAGAGTAAATGATAAAAGGGCAACCAAACAAAATAAAAAAGTAGGATGAGTGTAACAAAGAGTATGTTTATCAGCATCGGCTATTTAAAGGAAACAACTCCTTTAAATGATAATGTAGACGATTCTAAAATAAGGACCATAATTTTAGCGACTCAAAGAATGTTCATTGAGCCTATTTTGGGAACAGATTTGTACAATAAAATATCTGCTGAAATAATAGCAGGCACTTTATCTGGCAACTATGCGACTTTGACTAATACTTGGGTTGCTCCTTGTTTGGGTTGGTACACCTTTAGCGAATTAATACCAGATGTTAGTGTTCAAGTTGCAAGAGGTGGCGTTTACAGAAGCAACGCAGAAAATAGTTCAACAGCTTCACTTTCAGAATTAAATTATTACCAGCAAAAGCAAAGAGATAGAGGCGAGCATTTTGGTGAAAGGTTAACTGATTATCTTTGCAGTAATTCTTCTTTATTCCCAGAATATAGTACAAACTCAAACGAAGATTTAAACCCAATTAGGAGCAAAGCGTTTAGAGGAATCTCTTTAGATAATGTAAAGCCAAATAGATATGAAAGACTCAGCGGTGGACAAAGATATTAAAAGGAAAACAGCACCAAATAAAAAGAATTTGGAAAAGCTGTTGCAATACATTTTGAAAAAAAATAAAAAAAATAAATAAAAATAAAAAAAAATGAGTACAGCAAGAATTAGCGCATTTCAAGGATGCGAATATATAGGTAACGCAACACAAAGAACTGGTAAAGACTATTACGGTTTTATCGCTCAAGAAGATACTGTGGTTGCGGAATTATTAGGAGGAGCAGGTACTTCAGTAGCAACTAATTATGTTACTGAAATAGGATTGACAGGCATAACTTTAAAGCAAGGGGCTTTGATTGTTATTCCATTCGGTCAAACCATTAAGACTTTGACCTTAACAAGCGGTTCAATAATCGCATACAAATGATAATTAGCCCATCTTCTATATCGCCTTTTTCGTTACCATTGGTAAGCGGTGGAGGTGCGCCTGTTGTTGACCCAGATGCGGCAGCGTTTATATCAGCGGCTGCAATCACAGGAACAACTCAACAGGAAGCAATTAAGCAGCTTGTTTTAGATTTAAAAGGAACGGGAAGCACAACTAATAATACAGATGTTTGGAGTGATATGTATGCTCTTTATCCTATGTGCCCTATTGACGGCTCAACAGCTACGTTAGATGGTTTTAAATACAATTTACTTAACCCATTAGATACAGATGCAGCATTTAGGATTGATTGGGTTAATACACCAACAGCGGCAACAACAGGAGTAACAGGTAACGGGACTAATCAATACGGAGATACAAAATTTATCCCTAGTGCGAGTGGAGTTCAAGACAATGATGGAATTACAGTAAGCGCAAAAGGAACTATAACATCAAGGTTGGGTCAGTCTATCGGAACAAATAATGGCACTTCATATACTCAAATTTCACTAGAACAGACCACTTATAATTACGTACAAAATCAATCCCCGTCATTACCTATTAGTTTAGGATTGCAAACAGCGGGAGTTTTTACGGGAACTAGAACATCGTCAACTTTAAGCACATTATACAAAAATGGTTCATCAGTAGGCACAACAGCTCAAGTTAGTAACGGGTTATCTAGTTATAGTTATTATTGTTTAGGTGGTAATTTTGAAGGTTCAGCAAATAGGATGAGTATTGTGCTTTATGATTTTATATCTATTCATAAAGGATTAACAGATAGCCAAGTACAAGATTTATATGATGCAATTACAACATATAACACAGCTTTAGGAAGATGATACAAGCACTAATATTTACACAAGAGCAATTCAAACAGTTTCCGATTGATGCAGATGCAGGTGGGATTTGGAATCCTACAAACAATACCGTGAGTGGTGTTTATTGGTTACAATTAGAAGCAAAAGAAGAACTTGAATCAAAGGGTATTCAATTTACGGTTGGTGAAGTTGAGATAATAGAGGAGGAAATATGATGAACGAGTTAATAATGCAAATCACAATAGGAAGCGGTGCGGCAATAGCTTTAATCCCTTATATCAAACATCAGGTTTTACAAAACACGAAAGAGATTGACGACATTAAGTTGAAGTTGAATAGTAACGAAAGAAGCGACGGAGTTAGAGATACTAAAATTGCTGTGATGGAATCGTTAACCAACAACATTCTTAAAAGACTTGATAAGGTGGATAACCTTTTGGAAAAGATACTTGAAAGACTTAGCAAATAATGGAAATAAAAATAGTTGGCGATTCAGACGAATACAATAGTTCAGGCACTTTTGCAAAGGAACTTATCTTGAGCAATGACGGCTTAGAAGACAATGGCAATATTGAACTATTTCTTGAAAGCAGTGGACAAGGCGTTACATTTGACATCACCCAATTATATGTGGCTGTAAAGGCCCTCTATGAAAAGTCAATGCTGGAAGAAGAAATTATGATAAATTACAAGCAAACATTTAATTGATTATGGATTTTTTTAGGATAGAAGAACTGGTAGATAAGTTCACCTTTGAAAAGCTGGGTGCAAATTCCATCTGGATGCTAAATTCAAATGCTGTTGCCAATTTGATAAAATTAAGAAAAGCCATAGGAAAGCCCATAACGGTAAACAACTATCATTTAGGTGGTAACTTATCAAATAGAGGATATCGTTCAATATACAGCACGACAGGGGCTAAATTTAGCCAACACAGAGTAGGCAATGGTTTTGATATTAATGTTAAAGGAATGGAAGTTTCAGAAGTCAATGAATTTATCTTTGCTAACTATGCTTCATTCGGAATAACAACTATTGAAAGCATTAAATATGCACCAACTTGGACACATATAGACTTTAGAACAACTAATCAAAAAGAATTAAAAATAGTAAAACCGTAATTTATGAAAAAAGTAAAGAAATTTTTTAATAGCAAAGCAGGCATATTTTTAAAGTCAATAGCAACAGGAGCCTTAGCAGGAGTTTCCTCACCGATAACAGGAATACTGGGAGGTGTTGTCAATTCACTTAAAGGCGAAGTTCTGAAGAATATAGATAGCCCAGTAAACGAAGGCTCTTTCGACTATGTTCGCCTGGTTACTTTCGTATTTGTATTAGTAGCTTTAGTATTTGCGGCCTATGAATTATTCACAGGAGCAATCACGTTTGAAGATTTTATGAGTATCTTTGAGGAAATAAATAAAGAGATTGGATAATTCTATGCCATATATCGACAACGAACTAATACGCCATCAAATCGATAGGCTTTTAAGAATGCAAGCGAAGTTATGTGTTAATTTAGGCATAGATTCAAGTGTGAAGGAAAAGAAAGAAGTGAATAAAAAAATAGCTATTATGGACAGAATGATTCGTAAAGCTGACAGAACTTTCTTTCCGAGCATAGACAGCACGAAATAAATTGTACGGATACTTGTACGGATACTTGTACGGATAATTGTACATACTTAATCACTAAAAAGGGGCTTTCGCCCTTTTTTTTATGCCCTTTATTTAGGTTAATGTTAAATAAATTTGTTAATAATGTAATTTGTATTAAACATTTGTTTATATTTGTATTTCAAACAAGTTAAAAACTAAAAAAGAAAAATTATGAGAAAAATAAGCAGCCAATTTTTAAAAGCAGGAATTAATCAAAACGATTATACTTTTGTAGAAACCGAATACAACAGCACGACAGGCTTAAACATAACCGAAGAATGCGGACAGTTTTCACTTCAATTTGAAAAAATAGATACGGAAATAATAGTTGATTGGTCTTCAAAATACGTTGAAGGCATTTTAACTTCGTTTCAAGGTTTAGAAGAAAAAGGAATAATAGAAGGCGAAATAAGTATTGATTCTTTTAAAGTCAAAGAAATATTCACACAGTTAAGCACAAATATGATTCCTCAAAAGGATTTGGAATTAGAAGATTTATTAGCTGAATTAATCAATATAAAATATTAGCCTTTATGAAAAAGTACAGCGAGATTATACGCATTTTAGAAAATCAAATTGAAATAGTTGAAACAATTGTTTCTTTGAAAAAAGAAGTGGAATGCCACCTAAATTACAGTAAAGATTTTAAAGATTTATTCCCTAATTTAGCGTACAAAGGCATTGAAAGAATTAAAGAAATAGAAAAAGAGATTGCTAAATTGGAGCAGCAGTTTAAAGAAAGCTCCATTATTTTATAAAATAGTAATATGAAAAAAGAGAAAAGCGTTTTCGAAACATTGAACGAAATCAATGTAAATGCAAAGGCCGAAAAGAAAAACGGCTTAACCTATTTAAGCTGGGCTTGGGCTTGGTCAGAGGTTAAAAAACACTACCCAGATTCAACTTACCTTGTGTATGAAAATGCTGACGGTTTAAACTACCATCACGACCAGCAGACTGCTTGGGTAAAGACAGGCGTAACCATAGGAGGAATTGAACATATTGAATATTTGCCTGTGCTGGATTACCGGAACAAAAGCATAGCGATTGATAGTCTAACCTCTTTCAATGTTAACACAAGCATACAGCGAAGTTTAACAAAGGCAATTGCTCGACACGGTTTAGGCTTATACATATACGCAGGCGAAGATTTACCACAAGCTGACAAAGTAGAACCTACTTTGGTTAAGCTGGAAGTTGACGATGCTAACTGGGCAAAAGTTCTGAAATACATTGATGCCAATAAGCAACTTGGATTAACTGAAATTACAAAGAGGCTTTCAGCAAAATACCTTATAGAAAAGGAAACTACATCAGCCATTAAATTCTTATTGAAATGAGCGAAGTAATAGAAAGACTTAGAGATGATTCAGAATACTATGGGGCGTTTGGTCAGCAATACCTAAGCAATAGCAACATATCAGCTCTTTTAAATAATCCAAAGATGTTTGGAGTTAGACAACCTGATAATAAAGCATTCGCCTTCGGGCGTTTGTTTCATCAGCTTATTCTTGAACCAGAAAAAGCGTCTGCATTTAAGTTTGTTGATATTAAAACACGGACAAGCAAAGCCTACAAGGAAGCTGTTGAAGATAGCGGAGAAGATTTTCTGCTCCTGAAAAAAGAGGTGGAATGGGCTGAATATTTAGCTGACACGGTTGTAAGCAACATAGAATTATACGATATGATTTACGCTGAAGGCAACGAATTTGAGAGGCCTGGAGTCACAAAAATTCAAGGGATACCGTTCAAGGGTAAAGCTGACATCGTAACCAATACCCACATTCTTGACCTTAAAACAACTGGTGACATCAGCAAGTTTAAATGGTCAGCGAAGAACTACAACTACGATTCACAGGCTTACGTTTACGGCTTGCTATTTAATAGGCCTATGGTTTTCATAGTCATTGATAAAACTACACGGCAAATGGGCGTTTACAGAGCAACTGATTCATTTGTTGAATCAGGAAAGGAAAAGGTAGAGCGGGCTTTGAAAGTTTACAATAAATTCTTTAGCAAACAAGCCACAGAAAGTGTAGACAATTATTTTATAGAACAAAATTTATATTAAAAAGATGAAGATAAAAGAGATTGAAAGATTAATGGATTATACTGAAAATGAAATATATAATCTAAAAGAACAAATGCAGGATTTACGTTTAAAATTACGTTTGGAATTGCGAAATGAAATAGATGAATTAATGGAGCTGGACAAAGCCAACTTTAATATAAAGGAACTGGTCTTGTTTATATCTAAGTTTCAGGACATAGACATAACTGAAGTTAATCGCAAGCAAGAATACGTTTGGGCAAGACAAGTCTATTGCTTTATAGCTAAAGAAAACGGAAAAGAAAGTCTTTTAAATATAGGCAAAGCTATTAATCGTGACCATTCAACTGTAATATACAACATCAAAAAGCACAAGCAATTGGCAGAATTTGATTATGAATACAAGGCTTTTGCTGGCAAGATTATTAACCATTTTAATTACAATTATGTTAAACAAAATAAAGAACAAGAAGCAGCAGAACAGGAAGCTGTATGATAAAAAAGTGCAGAAAATTCTACTATTTTCTTTTACTTTTGTACTTTTACTAACAATAATTTTCATTTATTTAATCAACAAAAATCAATAATTATGGCAACTTTAGGAACAACCTATTTAAAATTAAAGACAGCGAAAGAAATAGTCGCTAATTTAGAAAAAGAAAAAGCAAATGGTATTGCTTTAACATTCGCAATAAGCGATGAAGAAAACCAGTTCAACCAAAACGTATCAATGTATATTGAGCAAACGAAAGAACAAAGGGAAGCAAAGGAAAAGAGGCAATACGTTATGAACGGAAAGGTCTTTTGGACAGATGGCAAGGTTAACGCCATAAAAAACCAGAAGCAAATAAATGAGGAAAAAGGGGATAATTTACCATTTTAATTATATATTTGCGTTAAATAGTAACCACTATGAAAAATTTTTTTTTTAGTTTGACCCTCGTAAATGGAACGCCTCGTGGTTGCGGCTACCGTTTATGGGGGTTTTTTTATATAAAAAACTATGGCAACAGATAAAAAGGGATTCATATTATACGCTGACCAGCATAACCTATTTAAAAAGCTACCTAATGAAAAGGCTGGCGAACTCATAAAGCATATTTTTAGTTACGTTAACGACGAAAACCCAGAAGCAGAGGACTTACTTATAGAAATAGCTTTTGAGCCTATTAAAATGCAGCTAAAAAGGGATTTAGAAAAGTTTCAAGAATCCAAAGCACAAAGAAGCCAGGCTGGAAAAAGGTCAGCAGCGTTAAGAAAAATTCAACGAGATGCAACGGTCGTTGATTCCGTTGAAAATATTTCAACGAATCCAACAGTAATAGATAAAGTAAAAGTAAATGTAAAAGATAAAGTAAAAGTAAAAGTAAATGTAATAAGTATAGAGGAGCGAAAAGCGGAGTTTATCAACTCCTTGCACCCTTTTATTTCAGATAATTCATCTACTTTATTAAAAGATTTTGCAAGCTACTGGACAGAACACGGTTTAAAAGATAAAAAAATGCGTTTTGAAAAGCAAACGTCTTTCGATATAAACCGAAGGCTTGCAACTTGGAAGCGTAACGAAACTAAATTCGGAACACCACAAGATAAAAAAGATAAGACTAAGCAAACCTTTATAAATTTACAAAACAAACTAAATAGCGACCAATGGAACTAATTAAAAAGACGGAGCAAAAGGAAGTAAAGAGCCTGATTTTAGAATTAATTTATTTCTATATGAAAAGCGTGGGCCAGTCAAACGCTGATGAAGAAATAGTAAATATTACCTTTTTAGAATTTTCTGATTACATTTTAAAAAAGTGTAAATCTTATACACCCGATGAACTTCGTGAAGGGTTAAGATACGGAAGAGATAATGACGAGCAGCAGGGTGGAGGAATACACGCCCAGCGTTTAATTTTTTGGATGAAAAAATACCACAAAGACGTTTGGGTTAAAAGACACGCCACTTCAATAGCAAATGGAAAGTTCTTTGGAGATAAAGAGCCGAAACAAATCGCAGCTTCAAAAGAAGTTTCCCTTTCATTTATAAAAGACCAACAAAAAAAATATAAGAAAAAGGAATTTGCTTTGCTTGCAGTATGTTATGAAACCCTCAAAAATATGGGCCACTTTAAAGTTAATAATGAAGAAAAATGGGCAATAGTCGAAAGGGCAAAAGAATCTATAATTAGGCAACAAAATGAGTTGCAAGACATATACAAGTACAAGAAGGCGAAGAACGAAATGGAGGCTGTTATAATCGGTGAACAATCGACTGTGACCAGCAGAGTAAAAGCAGAATGTCATAGAATAATGGTTGCTGATTTATTTAAAAATACAGAATTTTAAAATGAATGAACCAATGACCAAAGATGACATCTTAAATGAATGTACTATCACCTTTGAAATATTGGTTAACCGTAAAAGGATGAAGAAGAAGATAGTTTTGCTTCTTATGAATATGGAGATAGGTATTTTAGAGCATACCAAAATAGAAAGGACTTTGACGGCTTCACAGCTAAAGAATGGTTATAAAATAATTGGAGTAAAAAAAAACGAATATCAATACAAGATAAAATAGAAATTGCAAACTAAACTAAAACTAAAATGAGCAAACAAGTATTTAACGACATAACCCCCGAAAGTTTTTACTAATGATAGATATAACAAACGAAGATAATATAAAACTAATGGCAAGGTATGAAGATAACTACTTTGACCTTGCTATTGTAGACCCACCTTATGGAATTGGAGATTTTAGAAATACAAAATCAAAAAAGGTTCATAAAAAAATAAATTGGAATGAGGAAATTCCTACAAAAAAATATTTTGAAGAGTTAGTAAGAGTTACAAAGAATAGAATAATATTTGGGGTAAATTATTATAATAAATACGTTGACGATGTTGGTAGAATTGTACACGATAAAACTGGAGGAGGTAAAAGGAACGCACCTAAAGGATTATCTGATTGTGATATTGCAAGTCATAGTTTTGGGGTAAATATGAAAATTTATCACTATATATCAATAGGTAATGTAATAGGTAATAAAATAGATTGGGAAAATGAATTAAGATGGCATCCTTGTCAAAAACCAATAGCATTATACGAATGGATTTTAATGAACTACGCAAAAGAAGGAGATAAGATACTTGATACACATTTAGGAAGTGGAAGTATTGCAATAGCTTGTCATAATCTTAAATTTGATTTAACAGCTTGTGAGTTAGATACAGAATATTACAACTCAGCAATTAAAAGATTAAAACAACATCAACAACAATTAACTATATTTGATTAACTGGGATGAAGGAAAATGAAATTGCTATAATTAAAAGACTAAACGAATTTGCAAAAACACCTATTCAGATAAGCGATTTTGAATACAGCAGGTTTGATGCTTACAACGAAACAACCATCTTTGAAATAAAATACAGGCATAAATATTATAAAGAAACAATAATCGAGTTTGACAAATACGCTTACAACTTTATGTATTCATCCCACTTAAAAAAAGAGTTTGTGTATGCTGTTCAAATGGATAATAAAATATACTTATTTGATATTAAAGATTTGATTGCTGAAGGCTATAATTTCAAATGGGAATGGAAAGAAATGCCTGCCACTTCAGAATTTCAAAACAAAAATAAGAAAGAGAAATATGTAGGTTTAATTGACATAAAACAAAGTATTAAAATAATAGCAATATGAAAAGTCAATTTCAATTTATTTGGATAGCCGCAATGCTTGAACACCTACAAGAAAGGCTGGAAGAATACGAAGGCAGCCATTTTAATAAACATAAACTGAAGAACCTAACCAAAGGAACGAAGAAGGAGATTGACAGAATAATAGGCTCAGACCTTTTTAATAAATTTTATGTGAGCGGAGGAGCTGAAGGCGTAGAATTTACAGTAAATCAATTGGACATTCTATTCAAAGAATTTAAAAAAGAAATGAAATGAAAAACAAAAAAATAGAAGATACCATTGTAAAAAAGGTAGTCAATAAGTACCAAGAAAGGTCTGATGTCGGTATAAAAAAATACGGAACAACTTTAGATAGAAACGATTTAGAACTAAAAGAATGGATTATTCATTTACAGGAAGAATTGATGGATGCGACCTTATACCTTGAGAAAATACTTGAATCAAATAAGTAATACATATTTGGATAAATAAATATAAAAAAGAATACAAGTAAGGAAAAACACTTATAAAAAAAAAATAATATCTTCGTATGCGATGAAGGTAAACATACCATTAAAACCATTATCGGTTAATGTCGCTTGGAAGGGTAGACGCTTTAAAAGTGAACTGTATAAAAACTGGATTGAAGACGGTTTATTTCTGTTGCAAAAGCAGGAGGTGAACGACTCAGAACAACTCCAATTAAATATTGAGTTTGGATTCTCTTCAAAAGGCTCAGACATTGACAACCCTATTAAACCCTTATTAGATTTAATCACGAAAAAGTACGGAATTAATGATAATCGCTTTTACAAATTGTACATTAAAAAAAAGGTGGTAAAAAAAGGGAAAGAGTATATCAAGTTTGAAATCAAGGAACTACTTTGAAAACGATTACTGAAATAGCGAATAAAAACGATTCATACTTTCGCTCTATGGCCTTACATATTTGTAAGCATAAAAGCGATGCTGATGACTTGGTTCAGGATATGTACTTGAAGTTGTACAGATATGATAAAGTGAAGCTGGATGATATGCACAAGAACGGAGTTTCAAAATTCCTATGCGTTCGTATTATAAACCAACTATTTCTGGACAGCAAAAGGAAAAACAAAAAGGAGTTTTTCTATCATTTCCTTGAGGATTTCGGTGAAGATGTTGACGCTTTAGAACGACAGGAAAAAGCTGACCACATTAGATATTTTATGGAAAAGCTGTACTGGTTTGACAGCAGGCTATTTGATGAGTATGTAAGCTCAGAAATGACAATGCGAGGATTAAGCAAAGCGACAGGTATTAATTTAAGGTCAATCTTTAATGCGATAACCAGAGCAAAAACAGAATTACAAAAACTAAAGAAACATAAAGCACTTGAATAATGGGAAGAAAAAAAGGGAGTAAAAACAAAGCAAAAGGTCTTGGCGATACAATCGCTAAAGTAACAAAAGCAACAGGCATAGACAAAGTAGTTAAGGCAGTCGCTGGTGATTCTTGTGGTTGTGATGAACGTAGGGAAAAATTGAATAAATTGTTTCCGTACAAGAAAGACATAGAGATGACGAAAGACCAATTTAAGATATACGAAAGGATAAGGCCAATGCTATTTCTTGACCCTGTTAAACGTGACTTTGTAGAGAGCCTTAGAACTTTGCACAACGAAATAATGGGTACAAGATTAAAGCCAAGCAATTGCGGTTCTTGCGTTAAAGGTTGGAGAACCACTTTAGAAAACATATACATAAACCAGTGCAATGAAGATTAAATATGTAGTGCCTGAAAGTATTGACGAAATAAAATTGAATCAATATCAGCTTTTTTTGAAGCTACAAGACGAGATTAGCGAAAAGGAAATTGACCAAGTTTCTTATATGATACAGGTAATAAACATCTTTGTAAAGGGTGACCTATCCAAGATTGAAAAATTGCCAGTATCAAAGTTGGAGGAGATATTCCAAACGGTTCTTAATTTATTCCAACAGGGCGAAAGCAAGCTATTTCAAAGGGTAACAATAAAGGGGAAAGAATACGGAATGCACAGCAACTTGAGCGACATAAGTACAAGCGAGTTTGCAGACATTCAGGAGTTTGAAAAGAAAGGGTTTTCAGAAAACCTCCATAAAATATTAGCTGTGCTTTACAGACCCATAATTCAAGAAGCAAGCGGATTGTATAGGCTGGAGTCTTATACTGGCTTAGAAGGCAGGGATGAACTTTTTAAAGAGCATTTTCCTTGCGAAGCAGTTGACGGTTCTATTGTTTTTTTTTGGACTTTGAGAAACGAGTTATTACAAACTTCGCATACCTCTTTGAGCAGAAGGGAACGAAGGAAACTTTTAAGACAAGCAGAACAATCGAATGGGGCTGGTACCACTTCTTAATTGAGTTAGCAAACGATGACGTTTTGAAGTTAGATGCAGTCGGTGAAATCCCTATTGAAAAGGCTTTATTATTTCTGATGTATCGAAAAGACAAGAATGAACAGCAAACAAATAGATTAAAGAAAAACAGAACGTGACTTTTTTCGTTTTATACTTATGCAGACACTTTACCAAGTAGTAAATGAAATTAAGGAGCTGGCAACAGCGCATCCCCAAATCACTTCATTTTACTACGGAGATTCAATCCAATTAGACACAAAGACAGACAAGTTACCTGCTCTTTTGGTAGAGCCTCAAGGCAGCCAAAGTGGAAAAGGGTTTGTCACCTTTACAATCTTACTTACTTGCTTTGATATCCCAAGCAAAGACAGGAGCGATGATTTAGAAGTTGACTCGAAACTTTTCGATATGATTCAAGACGTTATCGGCCAGTTTGCAAATGGTAACCTCTTTAAAGATTACACAAATTACAGTTTAGATACAGACATTTCAATTTCCCCAAGTTCTCCAAACATCGATAAAAATGATAGGATGTTGGCCTGGACTGCTTCATTAGATATCACCGTAAAATATGCGAAAACAGGTTGTGCTGATTCAATTATTTATGACGCAACTATAAGCGATGGCATTGGAGTTTGGATAATAGAAGATACATTTACAGTACAATAAAAAAAAATATGGCAACAAGAACAACCTTAAAAGGGTATTTTCAAACAGGTGATAAACCAACTCAAGCACAATTTGAAGCGTTAATAGACGGAGTCCCAAACTTAACAGACGGAAGCGTAACAGATGCAGAATTTAGTTATCTAAATGGAACTACTTCAGCAATTCAAACGCAAATAGATGGCAAGCAAGCAACGCTGGTTAATCAAACAAATATTAAATCGGTCAACGGTGAAACTCTTTTAGGTTCTGGTGATTTAACGGTTTCATCATCGGCAGCTTGGGGAGGAATTACTGGAACTTTGTCAAGTCAGACAGACTTGCAAACAGCTTTAGATTTAAAAGAAGATGTAATTGCAGCAGGCACTACTTCAGAATATTACAGAGGTGATAAATCATTTGTAGCTTTGGACAAAACGGCTGTTGGTTTACCTAATGTAGACAACACAAGCGATGCAAATAAACCAGTTTCAACAGCAACGCAAACAGCTTTAGATTTAAAGGCAGATTTAACAGGCGCAACCTTTACAGGTGACGTTACTGCTCCAGATTTCATAGGTGACTTAAATGGTGCGGTAAGATTTGCTGCAAAAAATGAAAGTGGTGCTACTTTACTAAAGGGTAAAGTTGTCGCAATTATTGGGGTGAACGGTTCAGAAACAACTGTTGATTTAGCCGATGCAGATAACGCATCAGCAAGACCAGCTTTTGGCTTAGTTTATGCAGATGCAAATAATAATGCAGCCGTTGAAGTTGTAACATTAGGCGAATTAGCAGGCTTAAATACATCAGCATTTAGCGAAGGCGACACACTTTATGTTAGCACAACAGCGGGAGATGTAACAACAACACCACCAACAAGCGAAGCTGCCGACATTCAAAACATAGGTCGAGTTATAAGAAGTCACGCAAGTGCTGGAATCATTAGAGTTGGTGGAGCAGGAAGAGCAAACCAAACACCAAATTTAGATTCAGCAAAAATATTTTTAGGGAATGCATCAAATCAAAGTGTAGCAACGGCTGTTACTGGTGAGGTGACTATTTCAAACACAGGAGTAACGGAGGTTACAAGTATAGACGGCAACATTTCAATTCAAGGATTTAGACCATATTCAAGGGAAACGACAACGGAAAGAACTTTATCTTTAACCGATGCTGGCACTTTTATAAGTGCTGAAAATGTAGGAGGCACGGAAGTAACTATTCCAACAAATGCATCAGTAGCATTTACTCAAGGAACAGAAATTGATTTCATTCAAAAGACGGCAGGCACTTTGAGACTAACAGCAGCATCAGGAGTTACATTAAATGGTGCAGTCGCAGGTTCAGTAGCGGTCACGGCTCAATGGGGAGGCGTTACAATTAAATTAATTGCTACTAACGAATGGATAGCAGTCGGTAAAATTTAGAAATATGATAGGAACGACTTTTGGAAATAGTGCAAGTAGTGGCGGTGGTTTTACATTTATGACTGCAACAGGTGGAACGATTACAACTGATGGAGATTATAAAATTCACACTTTTAGTTCATCTTCTAATTTTACGGTTTCTTCAATTGGAACAGACCCTACATATGGAAACGTAGTAGATGTGCTTTTAGTAGCTGGCGGCGGAAGCGGTGGCGGTGGTTCAAATGGAGTAGGAAGCGGTGGCGGTGGCGGTGGTTCTGTTCGTTCTGTTACCGGACAATCGGTTACTGCTCAACTTTACGCGGTAGCAGTTGGGGGCGGGGCGGCAGCACCCGCATATCAAGTTTTAGGAAATAACGGAACACAAAGTAGTTTTGCTGCGTTAGGCTCGGCAGTATTAGGCGGCGGCGGCGGCGCTGTTCCAATTAGTTCTGTTAACGGTCTTAGCGGTGGTAGCGGCGGAGGTGGCGCGTCACCAAACGGAACAGGAGGAGCAGCAGCCGGAGGTGATGAAGCGTTCTCAGGAGGCGCGGGGATGACTTCCACAATACCACCATATAGAGGGGCTGGAGGCGGAGGCGCTGGGGCGGTTGGTGCTTCGGGCAATGTTTCTGGAATTGGAGGCGCTGGAGTTTCTAAAACTATTTCCGGAGCGGCGGTTTTTTACGGTGGTGGTGGTGGTGGCGCAATACACACAGGAACCACACCGGTAGGAGGAAACGGCGGCGGCGGTAATGGCGCAAACAGAAAGAGCGTACCAGCATTAAACGCAACGGCTGGAGCAGCAAACACAGGAGGCGGAGGCGGAGCGGGTATTTATATCTCAGAGTTAGCGGCAAACGGCGGTAGCGGTATTGTAATAATAAAATATAAATTTCAGTAATGGCACACTTCGCAGAAATAGACGCAAATAATATAGTTACAAGGGTACTTGTATTTAATGACAATTATACAGATTCAGATTGTACAGCTTTATTAGGTGGTACTTGGATTCAAACGAGTTATAATAATAATATAAGAAAAAACTTTGCTGGTATAGGATACACATATGATTCAAATTTAGATGCTTTTATTGCACCCAAGCCTTTTAATAGTTGGGTATTAAATACTGAAACTTGCAAATGGGAATCTCCGATTGAAAAGCCTGAAGGTGATTATACTTGGAATGAAGATAATTTAAGTTGGGAAGAACAAGAAATATAAAAAAAATTGTTTGATACTGAAGAAATAAAGAAGGCTTTTGATGACTTTGGAAAGAAGGTCGTTAAGGATGCACGTTCTAATTTAGCCGCAAAGGATAAAGATGTAAGCGGCAACCTTTCACGCTCTTTAGATTACGAATTTGAAGGGTATAAAGGTGGGTTTCGCTTTGTCATTAATATGGATGATTATGGCATATTCCAAGATATAGGAGTAAAAGGAACAAAAAGCACCTATCCAGAAACAGCAAGAGCGCAAGAAAAATATAAGACAGACGGAGATAGTAAACCAAGATTTGGAAGCGGTAGAGGCAAAAAAG